CAACGACCTGCTTCCTTGATGGCCCGGACACGCTCAGGCGACAACACAAATTCGTTGCCTCCACGGGATGCTACTGATTCCCTGCCTGAACTAGTAACCACGGAACGGGGTCTCCTACTATTTGACGATCGATCGTCGTTGCGACTATTATACCTATGGGGAAGGTATTTTGTCAATCTATTATCCAGCTCTTCCCAATACTCGGCGGTCTTTGGATCCCACCCTTCGGACGACAGGGCCTCATCGATCTTAGTCACGACCTGCGAGTCCATGTCCTTTCCCTGAGGGTCGTACCAATCGTTTCGCGCCATCCAGTCTGACGCGTGACGCTTGAGCAGCGGATCCACGGTCTTGGGCACCGACTGGGTGCTTTGGGCCGACACTGCTTTCTTCTTCAGCGCTTCGAGTGCCTCGACCTGCCGGCGAGCCTCGTACCACGCCTCCTGAGCCTCAGCGAGCCCCGTACCATCGGCGAGCTCCGTCGACTCCTTGATCTTCATCTTGGCGTACTGCAGCCGCAAATGTCCGTCCTCGATCGCCTTGTCTAATCGAGCCATATCCGATCCCGCCGTGCGTTTTTCGAGCACTGCGAGCCGTTCGGCCATTTGGTCATTTTGGCGTCGAAGCTGGTTGATGAGGTTCTGACTCTCAGAGATCTTAGCCTTTGTGAGCTGCTTCTTGAGCTGCCGCTCTTCGCGACGCGCTGCCCGAATAGCCTCTCGCTCCGGGTCTACATCGGAGCTATCAAAGTCCGCTCCGCTTTCGTCCCCGCCGCCCTGATCGTCGCTCTCCGGCGGCTCGGCCTGCGGGTTGTCAACGTTTTCCGGGAGGGATACGACGGTCGAACCGTCCCGCTCCTCGGACATCTCCATCTGCATTTCAGTCTTTTCTGTCTTGTTCATAGGAATGCCTTTACTTTCAAGGGATCACCCGTGACCTTTGCTATCACTTCATGATCATTGAACACCGAGAACAGCGCGGTCTCGCCCTCGTCGGAATTGCCGAACGGTACCTCCCATCGGTCACCACCCCATTTGGGCATACGCACATAATCCCCGACCTGTACCCAATTACCCTCGGGCCAAGGTTCGAGTGTGTCACGCTTCCTGAAAGCGAGTGGGCCTACGGCGATTACCTTCGCCACTTGGTTGTTCCACTTTTCGGTTTCCTTAGTCTCTTCGACTAATACAATCCCCGAACTGGTCACAGTCTTCTTAGTCTGTCTCCATTGTACCAAAATCCTGCCACCTACGGGTACTGCGCCGGGATCCACCTCAGGAAATGCTTCCTTCAACGCGGCTTCATTCGAAGCTACCGGACTACTTGTCGTCATACTCTTGTTCCTCTAATAGAGAGTTCAAAATGTCCAGAGCTTTCGCAAGCCCTTGGTGCTCACCAACTAGGCGTTGGTATGCCTCAAAGGAGACAGGTCGCCCTGCCGCCATTGATTCTTGAATGCGCAATTGCTCTGCCTTTACCGCACCGATGTAATCGGACAGATAGCGCATTACTTTTTATTCGCTTGAGACAATGCCCCACGCGATGTGCTCTTGGACTCAGAGCGACGCTCGGTCTTAACTTCGCCTTTGGGCTGCATCGACTGTCCGTCGAGCTTCGCGCCCATAGCGATGCGCTTGTGGTAAGGCATGTCGTCCTTGTTCGGGTTAATTTCGTAGTCAGCCATTTTACAGCCCTCCTAGTGTGCGTTGTGCGCTTTGCTGCGCGGTCATTGCGGTTTCGAATTGCTCCTGCTGCAGGGCTGCGGCGTCTTGGGTGAGCTCCGCTGCCTTGATTCTCTCCTCGGTTAAATTATCCGAAGCATTCAGTGCTATCTTGATCTGCTGCTCGCGGTTGTCGCGCAGTGCTTTCTGCCGCAAACGCTCGGCATCGAGCTGTGCATCGATCTGGTCTTTTGCGGCCCGACGCTGGGTCTCGGCCATCGATGTCTCCAAAATCACCCGATCGCCGCCATCCATCGGAGGCTGGGGCTGCATCTTCTGGACCATCTGCATCAGATTCTGGATTGCCGGCATCACCTTAGCAAAGGACTCCTTCACGTCCATATTCGTGTGCTGCGAGGCCAACGCGTACAGCTTGTCCACATCACCCGTAATTCCCGCGATGTGGTAATCCTCGACCTTGCCATTAAGCGACCGCTCGACATACCCGTTCATGTGGCCCAAATACCAAAGCATCAAATGCTGCTTGAGGTGCTCCAAGCACATCGGCAGGTATTTCGGCGCGATGATCGGGTTGCTGCCTAGCATTGGGTTCAGCGCGAAGTCCAAGTGCGCCTGAATATGCGCAAGCTGGTTCTGGTGCGGGTAGGCATACGCCGCTCGACCAATAGCCATCGCTGCGTTTTCCTCGGCAGCGTTTATCTCCATCGGCTCCGCCACCGCCGGCATGAGTTCGGCGATGTTGGGGATCTTCATCTGCTTTAGCGCCCGATACACCACCGCCCGCTGGTCAAACAGCTGCGGGTACTTGTCCATGTACGCCATGACCGCCTGCGTCTGGGCCATACGCTGGGTCTCGGAGAAGATGTGCGGATCCGACACCGGAAGCACGTCAGTGCTGCGGTTAAAGTCTTCGCGGCGGACCTCCAGCCCAGTGAGCATGTCTTTGGCGTACATGTCCTCCAAATACCAGCGATTGATCCGCTGCAAGACCATGAGCACACGACGCTGCGAATCGTGCAGTCGGGCGTGAATTGCGGAGAACACCGCCGCACCCTGCTCAATCAGCGCCTGTGTGGTGCCCACCGGAGTCGTGGACTTGATATCGGCGACTTTTTCCTCGGCCGTGGTGACCACACCTTTGGCAGCGCCGGTAAGCCAGCCCAGAAGCTCAAAAAGCACCGGAGACGGTGGGTTGAACGGCATGGGCATGGCGATCTTTCGCACGTCGTCCACACCGGGCGCCGCCTCGATCTCGGTCACCTGAGTGACCTCGACCGTCTGGCTCTGGCCCGACACCTTAGCTCCCTTGAGCTTCAGCATCGTCGCAGCGTTATTTATGTGCGCAGTGTCCATCAGCGCGCGCAGTGCGCCAGTGAGTGCCGCAGCAAGACCGCCAATGAGGTGTGGGAGTCCGACCGCATAGGCGCCACGCCACGGGATGAACTTGAACTCGATCAACCAGTCGAGCTTCTTCATCGTCTCGTCGCCCTGCTCCCAGTTACGGTACAGGCCAATCACCTCAGTGTCCTGCTCGTCAATCATCAGGATGTATGGCGCGAGCTCACCCTCGCTGTGCGAGTCCGATTCGATCTCTAGCATCGTGTAGACGTGGTACACGCGACGCAGTCCATCTACGTTGTCCTGCGCTTGCTTACCCTCGATCTTCTCGTTTGCCTTCTCGGGCGGCGTGAGATCCGGGTCCATCGACGCGCGAACATAGGAGATGTCGCGGTACAGGCCTGAATCAATTCGTGACTGGAATTCTTCGCCCGTGATGTCTTGCTGCTCGGTCACGCGCTGTGCAGTGTAGAACGACACCGCAGCGTACGGAAGCAAGATGTTATCAATAGGCACGAATTCTGCGCACGGGCGCTTCTTTCGCTCGTCGAACCAGAGCTTCATAAACTGCGACCCACCCAGCGGCAGCTGCGTGAGCATCTGCTCCTGCTCGTCGCGGAACTCTTCGATCTGCTCGGTGAGCTGCCAATTCATGAAATCGCGCTTGCGCTCTGCTCGCCGCTCGGTCTCCTCATCCACGTCGCCCAGCACATTCGTGCGAACTGGACCATCAGGTGGGAAAAGCTCTTTAATAGCACGGGACTCGAAGTCAATGCAGGCCTCGGCCATCACCGGGTGCACGACTTTGGACGCTCCTTGGAAATTCGCACCACCCGGAGCATCATTGCCCATCCCCGTGCGCTTCAAGCCCTCTTCGTACTGCTTGTCCCGCTCCTTGCGAGCCTCTCGATCCTTGTCGATTAGCTCCAAGAATTTAAGTGCAATCTGCCCAAGTCGGTACGGGTCGACCTCCTCTGCCATATTGGCGTAGAAGTCTTGGTCCTCGTCCGGCCCCTTGAACTCGTCCATGCGAATGATTGCCGACCCATCGGGCTGCTCTTCCACCTCGGCGAACTCATCCTCCAGATCAACAAGGATACCTTGTTCGTCCTCGGGACCCTCTTCGGGCATCATCTGTGGTTGTGGGAACTCGATTGCCATAATCAGTCTTCCATGGACAGGTAGCTGATGTCTTTCGCTACCTCTTTCAGTTTATCGTACATCTCGGGATTTTCGCGCATCACTTCACGCAAAGCCTTCCGGATGTCGAGCCCCGAACCCGTGCCAAGCATCTGGCCCAGAGCTTGCCGTGGTCCCAAATCCGCCATCTCGTCACCAATATTTACCGCGAAATCCACGGGATTGCGCATCACGGGGAGAGTGTACATGACGTCCGCCTCATCCGCAAGGCCAAGCTTCTGCAGGAGCGCCAAGGTCTCATCCTCATCAAGCCCTTTCCTAAATGCGTGGGCGATGACACCCGGGATAGTGGACGGAAAGCCCGAGCCTTCAGCTACACTCCTGATCGCCCCTACCGGTGCCTCGCCCACAAGTTCCATTGCCGAGCGCAGTGCGCCCTGCGGAATCAGACCACGGCCCAATTGACCAGCGCCAAGACGCATCACATCACGACGCGACATCGGGATATTGGCCACTTCCTCAAGCGTCACACTGGTCTCGCCCTTCTTGGGTGCCTTCGTGACCGTCTCCTTGACCGCCACTTGGCCCGGAGGCACTGACTTGGGATCAATACCCAAGACCTGACGGCGAGAGGCAGAAGGGACCTCTTTTGTGGCCTTCTTGGACTCGCCCTTAAGGACTTCGGCCAAGAAATCTACGACTTTCCCACCCTTGCCATAATATTGGGTATTTTGGCGCTCAATGGCATCCAAATAGTTCTGCAAAAAGATGGGGTCAAGCTGCATAAGGGTTCACCCTCTTTGGTCGGTAGTCCTCGTCATCCGGATCGTAGTAATCCTCTTCTGCGGGCGGCGGGTCAATGGTTAAGAACGTCAGGTCACGCAGCAGACGCAGCGCCTGCGACAGCGTATCTGTCAAATCATCACGCTGGGACTCAGGGAACGAGCAAACCTGAGACACCAGAGGCTCGGCCCAATCGCGCGGCTGGCCCGGGTGCACCATGGACTCAGGCACGTAGACCCGGCCGGCTGCAATGATGTTAGCTACTAGATGCAAGCGCTGCACCTTGTCTGCCCGCCCCGGGTTGTACGCACGGACAGGGAGCCTCGCGCGCTGCAAGTCCTGAATGATCGAAATCCCTGCGGCCTTGTCCTCGACAAGCACCATGTCGACCTTCTTTCCGGGCTCGCCGTAGATCGACTGGTACTCCTCGATAATCTTGGGCCTGAGGTCCGGGTAAGCAAGGAAATCCTCCCAGCAGTCGATGAGCATAGCGCAAAATGGCGAGTCATCGTTCGGTCTAAAAATACCCCACACGCTGCATGCGGTGGGATCGTTCTGCGTTTTTTCAGTATACGCGCAATCGTAAGACTGCACAATATAGATGAACTCGGGCAATGGCCGGTGGGCATCCCACAGACGAAACCATTCGCGCTTGACGATCCCGTAGTCCTCTGGGTCAATCACTTCGGCATACAGCTCCTGTCGCCCGAGTCGCGTACCCTCGTACTGAGCGATGATTTCGTCTTTAAACGACGGCGCTAAATTCGCGAAATTTTCGTGAGTGGTGCCCGTGGTCAAATAAGTGCGATCGTCTTGCATCAGCTTGCGCACAATGGGCACCGGCCGAGGGGTGGTCGTGACTACGCCCCGGGGTCGTGTACCAAGACGCAGACCAAACATAAGGTTCGACCACATATCTTCGGCGTTGCGGAACTTCGCTAGCTCGTCTACCCAAAAAAGGTCATGCTGAGGGCCTCGGAGCGTCTCGGGATCGTTGTCCGAGTAGATGGTGGCAATCGCCCCGTTGGGCCACTCCAAGCGCCTCTTGGATGGCACGAAGTTCGGCTTGCACAACGGGTGCGAAATCGCCAAGATCCCGGACTCACCCTCGATCATGACGTCCCGGGCGTCACCCGCATCCTCGGCGATCAGTGCGATGCGCCCTGCGAGCTTTTTCTCGACGTGATACCGCACGAATTCTGCACCGCACCGGGTCTTGCCCCACCCACGACCGGCCAAAATTAACCAAGTGGTCCAATCGTCGCCGTCGGGCACAAGCTGGTTTGGCCGAGCCCATGTCTGCCAATCGTAATAAAGCTCGATGACTTCGGCGGGCGAAAGGTCAGCAGTGAACTCGTGCCACGAGTCAGCCTGCTTCGCCTTCTGTTTCGCTCTGCGCCTTTGCCCTTGACTGGAGCCTAGCTGCCAAACGGTCACGGAGTCCCTCAATATTTACATTCGTTTCGAGCGAGCCAGACACGTTCATATTTACGTCTTTGGCCCGGAATTTGGCATCGTACCCCATGAGGGTGAACTGCAGCAGCGAGTCACTGTACTTCTTCACCCGATGGCCGGTGTCGTTCCCCTGATAGAACACGGGCTCGTCCACACCCACCACAGCACGACGATAGGCCTCAGCCCGCAGCGTGTCGACCATCTCTTCTTGGATGGACTCCACCATCTTGTCGAACCACACGTGGTCATGGCGCCAGTTCATCACCGTCTGACGACGCATCCCAGCCTTCGTGTACGCATGGCGCATCGAGAAATGCTCGTCTTTTCCGTCACGCAGCTCGGCCAAAAATATGAGCATTTTCCATGCTTTGGTCTCTTCGGCCTTTTTCAGCAGACCCTCGGCTTTGAGGTTCGGCTGGTTGCACGACAGCGACGAAGGGCACCGGCACTGCGGATT